ATGCTCCTCGTCAGGTCAACCAGGATCGCCCTGTTGTGGTTGTACCCCGACACCTGGTTGTAGTCGGTGGACGGGCTATTGCACCCTATGGGCAGGGTGATCGTACCACCCTCCTCCATGTCGAGGACCCCACAGAAGTGGGCCTGGACCACCCCGTTCCCGGCTGTCACCGGGAAGTAACGCCTCCAGTGCTCCGTTTCGGTGCCGCCCTCCATGACCGGCACACCATCCTCGTTGACGACCATCGCAACGTAGTCCCCGAGCACGCTGGGATCGTTGTTGGGGTACAGGGTCACCATGATGTAATAGAGGTAACGTCCGGCCCGCTCACAGGTCAAGGCGTTGGTGAAGGCCACCTCATCGAAGTTGTCTCCGGACATGATCGTGTCGAACCAGCAGACACCACTGGGGGTGGGGATGAGGGGCGGCGACTCCCCGACCAAGTACGCCTCGAACCGATGAAACAGGTACTCGAATCCGCCGCCCGCGATCTCCTTCTTCTTCCCCAGCAGATCGGTGAGCTGGGACAGGGTGACGAGCCCGGAGCCGGTGGTTGCGGGGTGCGCGTTGGTGACCTGGCGGCCCCCGGCCTTGTAACCTACCTTACCATCCAGCTCGGCCCAGATGTTGCGGATCGCGGTCTGGATGCTGATTAGCTCCAGCTTGGCTGGCATCTGTCGGGTCATAGGGGCAGGCTCTTTTGGTGCGTGTTGTCGTCCTCGTTGCCGCTGATCGTGAACGCGATCTCGGCCCAGTACATCTCCATCGCGTGGTTGTCCGCAGTGGACTCCGCGACACCCGAATAGACCACGACGCGGGTCGCGTACCCCTTCGCGTTTCGGGGGTAACGCGCCTTATAGGGACGAAGGCCACTGTCCTCCGGGGTGATGAGCTGGTCCTGTCCCAGGATCTCGTCGTTCAGGTACAGGCGCACGTAGCAGGGAGCGAACAGCCGGGACAGCATCCGGAATTCGTCCAGGGCCACCAGGTCGTTGTCCTTCGTGGGCAGGATGAGACCGGAGTCGTAGCACACCTGGCTCGGGGGCCGCAGCTGGTAGTTCAGGCGGATGCCCTTCAGGCTGTACTGGCGAGCAGTCACGGAGAACTTCAGCTGAGCGGAGCGGAAGATCGTGTCCAGGAACTGGCGACGGTAGAAGCCGAAGCCGCCCGGCCCACACAGGCCGAACGATTCACGCAGCTGCCCGTCCACGTACAGGCCGCCGCCGCCCAGCACGGGCGAGCACCCGCTATCGCTCTTTACGTAGGCTTGCACCTCGTTCAGATCACAGCGCCCGAACATGTTAGGCATGATCGCAGGGGTGTGGAGCGTTACCAAGATGGGTGTGTCCAGGTTCACCCCTTGTCCGGCTTGGGCCTCGGTGTGATCGGCCCGATCCGGGTGGAGTAGGCTGTAGACGTAACCGTCCACACCTCCTGCGACCAGGGTGCCATCGGGCTCCACGAAGATCGCCCTCATGGCCACGGGCATCACCATCCGGTCCCACTGCGCGGTCCCGATCCGGTTGCGCCAAATCACGTTGCTGTCGCCCCCGCTGGGGATGGTGAAGCCCACGTTGACCCAACGGGACCGCTCCGCTGCACTGAAGCTGTTGTCCGGTCGGGCCGAGAATTCGTCCAGCCGCATGCCGATGTCCCGGCTCTCGGCCGTGCTCCCGCCGCTGAAGGTCCCGTGCGGGGTGATGCTGTAGAAGAACCCGTCGTTCACCGCAGCCCGGTGTCGGCCCCCGATAGCGACGGGCAGTATGCCCTGCCGGGTGAAGCCCCGCCACAGTAACGTGTTGTTACCCTTGTCCAGGGGCACCGCCGTCTCCCCGTCGAACAGCATCCAGCCTTCCTCGGCCCGGTAGAAGATGGTGTTGCCATCAACGGTTACATCGGGTCCGATCGGGGGCTTGCCCAGGTTCAGGCGAGCTGCGGTGAAGTCAACCAGCCCAGTGGTCCCGTCCACCTGACCAGTCCCGCTCACCCGGATGATGTCCTTGCTGGTGCCCACGAACAGCGCGTTCCGGGTGCGCCTGATCCAGTAGGGCACCTCGCTCGGGCTCCCCACCTCGATGGCAAAGTCGGTGTAGAAGACGCTGGGCATACCTATCGGCGAGTACTTCAGGTGGGTTGCGGTCAGCTCCAGCATCCGGCTCAGGAAGTTGTCGCAGTCGATCATGTTCCCGTCCGGCACCTCGAAGTTGTCGAGGTACTGGTTCCGGATCAGGATGTCCGCTTCGTTACCTGCGATGGTGGCGACGAGGCCATCGGTGGGGTTTCCCTCGACGGGCAACCCTGGTCCGCTGAACCCCACGTCCACGAACCGGGTCCGCTCCCGCTTGCTGAGGCCGGGCGTGTTCGAGCTGGTGCGACTGAACTCATCGATCCGCATGCCGTCACCGGCCCCGAGCGCGGAGAACTCGCCCACCTTGTAGTACTGGTCGAGAGCGCCGCCCTGCATGTAGACCCAGTAGTCGGTCCAGCCGGTGAGAGCGTTCGTGGACCCTACCAGCTCGCTGGACGGGATCACCGCCGTGGCGTTCTGGAGAGAGAGGAAGACGGAAGCGGACTCGGATGATGCGGGCGACAGCTCGACCCAGCCGTTGGCGTCCCGAGCCCTGCGGAGCCTGATCCGGTACGTGCCGAAGAAGGACGTTCCACCAGAGATGATCCGCAGGTCATCGTAACGGACGATACCACCGGCCTTCTTCGCCTGGAATACCAGCTTCACCGCACGGATCGTGCTCCACCCGAGCCCGGCATTGGCCCCGACCCGCTTGAACGCGCCACGGGGGATGGCGATGGTGTTCCAGCCCTCGTCGCCCGTGGAGCCCGGCTTGATGCTGGGGTCGGTAACGGTCTGTACCGTAGTCGTCTTCGCCTTGGCAGCGGCATCGTACTTGTACCCCATCGGGACCGCGAACAGGGACAGCTTGTTCCCGATGCTGGGCATGGCCCCCGGAATGTCCTGGAGCGGGACCCCGTTGATCCCAAGAGCGAACTCGTACCGGTCCGTCTTGAAGGGGTCGGCCCCTGCCGTCATCCCGAACATGAGCGTTACATCCTTCGCATTGGCTGCATCGGAGATGTAGATGGAGAAGCCAATTAGGTCGGCCGAATCCTCCTGGTAGTTGTTAGGCGTGGAGTAGTTCCAGTAGCCGCTGGCGATGGTCCGCATGATCGTGGACCGGAACGTCTTGGCCAGGGCGACCTGCTTGGCCTCGTTGCCATTGCCCTCGCTGTCATTGCAGTTCGCAATGGTCCCCTCTTTGGCGAGCCAGGCCGGGGTCTCCGCTGCATCGAAGGTGCTGATGCTACCGCTCTTTACCCCGGCACCATCCACCACGGGCGGGCTCGGGGCGATGATGCCCCAGGACCGGAGCGTGGTCCCGTCCCAGCGGTACTTGTCCCCGCCCCTCGCAATGAACATGGAGTCCATGAAGGCGTCCCGTGCAGGGTCCTTCGTGGGGTCCGCCAGGGTGGCCTTCTCGCTCCCGTTGACGTAAAACTTGTTACCCGCGGCCACCATCCGCTGCTTCCCGCCCGCGAGCTGGTGGGTGAACACGTCCTGGATGGGGCCAGCCAGGGCCGAGCCCAGCTTTCGGGTGCCCGGCCGCAGTATCCTGGCACCTTGCGCGTCGGCCACCACGTTGTCCGAGCGCAGGAGCACGTCGTCGGGAGCCTGGTCCTCCTCCCAATCGCTTTGCCAGTCCTTGTACTTCTGGAGCACTTCGGGCATTCAGAACTCCCGCACGTCCAGCTCGGCCCCGATGGTGATGACGCTGCCGTCGCTGAGCAGCGCCCGACAACGGAGATGGTACGCGGCCCCGTCCTCCCCGTCGATCAGCCGCTGGAGCACCATGGTCCCGTCCACTTCGGGGTCCCCAGCCAGCATCAGGTCCGGGTCGGGGTCCACCCCGCTCACGAGATCGATCTCCACGAGCCCCGATGAGATCGTGAGGCCCCCCAACAGGTTGACGAAATCGAAGGTGAACACCTCGTTCGATTGCAGATCCTTCGGGCCAAATGCGCTCACGATGATGCTCCCTGTCTCTGCCCTATAGGGGGTTACCTTTCGGGGCAGCGGGTACGGGGTAACGGTGCGTAGCGGACTCTCGTCCTGGACCAGGGGATAGGGGACCAGCGCGGCCCCCCAGTCCGCGATGGCAGCTCCCGAAATTGGGGTGAAGGCCAGCACTGGTCAGCGAACCCGAGGTATCGGCGTATTGATCGCGCCCAGGACCCCGAACACGCTCAGCAGCCACAGCACCACCGCCACGACAACCACGATATTCAGGATCTGCTTGATCTTCGCGTCCATCGGGATGTACGTGTTGATGAGCCAGAGCAAGACCCCTACGACCATCAGGGTCAGGACTAAACTAACCATTACATCCTCCTACTAGTTCACGGAGCGGCAGACCTCGTACCAGTTGGTCCCGTCGTAGCAGAGCGTGATCGTGTCGTCCGCAGTGGTGACGAAATCCCCCGCCAGCTTCAGGTTGCTGCCGTCGGTGAAGGTGAGAGCCCCGTCGAAGATGATCGTGATGATGGCACCGGCCTGGAAACCGGTTGAGGTAATACTGGTTACTGTGGTAGTACCGGTAACGTGGAATACACGGCCCGTGGGCAGGGGCAGCGCGGTGGCGGATGCGACCGCTGCACCCCCACCAATGAAACCTACGATGTTGCCGCTACCGTCCGTTCCCTTGATGACGGCAGTGGAGTGTTTGGCGAGACGGGTGTCGGTAGCGCCAATATCGACAGTGCTGGACGACCAGCCGATGTAGAGAGTGGAATTGACCGCTACCCCTGCGCCGCTCATCCCAAAGACAGCAGTGCCCGCCATGACTGCTTCGAGCGAAGCTGCGGAGCGCACGTAGAAGCCAGTGTTGACAGCCCCGATTGCGATAGCGTTCGCGGGCTTGGTACCGGCCCCGACGATCAGGGTGCCGTCCGCAGTACCTGCTCCGGTATTGAACGATACCACACCGGCAGAGGATCGCATGAGCCGCGTGTCTGGACCGGCAGCATCGGTAGCTCCCGAGGACCACTCGAAGCTGCCGCCAGCGGCATTGAGCTGGATTCTGGAACCGTAGAAGCCGACCCGGGACGTGCCCCCCGAAGTGAAGAACATGTTGCCGGTCGGGCTGTTCCAGAACCCGGTCCCGGTGTCTCCAGTGAAGGAGATCGAGGGTATAGCTGCGGTACCTATCCCAACACGGATGATCCCGTCCCCAGTGCTACCGTTCGTTACTCTCAGAACACCAGCGGAGACGCGAGCCAGACCCGTGTCAGCACCGGTGCCGAAAAGGGACCCGGATGTCCACCCGAACGTTGCAGCACTTGGGATGAGGGTGCTGGAGCCCGCCACCAACAGGTACCCGGTGTTCACCGAATTGCCAATCGCAAATGCCGGTGAAGCGCTCGCGTAAAGCCTGAGTCCACTCGGCGAGAACGAGATGGCCGGTTGGCTACCGAGCACCTTGTCATCGAAGGTGACCGGTCCGACCCCGGTGGAGATGCGGGCCTGAGTCCCGTCGTGGGCCAGGCTCACCCACTCCGTAGTGCTCTGGTTGTGGGAGTGGATGAACAGACTGGGGTCGGCCTGGAGTGGGTGAGCGAAGTTGAATTGGCGATCAGCGTGCTCCGCGATGAGCCATGCGTTCGACAGCGTGCCCGTCCAAAGCCCAGCTTGAGCTGGCGACGACTCGGTGCGCGTCCCGATTGACGCATAAGCGCCGCTCGTGTCTCCGAGGTAGAGCCCGATGTTCGCAACGATGGCGCTCTGAGCCCAAACGTAGATGCCCGCGTTGGCGTTGAGAAGCGACTGCGTGTTGATGTCACCGACCCCGGTCCGAATGAACCCACCCGTCCCGCTGTGCGAGAGACTGATCCACTGCGCCGTGCTCTGGTTATGGGAGTGGATGAACAGGGTCGGGTCCACCTGGGCCGCATGGGCAAAGTCGAACGCCCTGTCCGCCTCCTCCGCGATGATCCAGGCGTTACCTACGCTCCCGGTCCAGAGCCCGCTCTGGTCGGGGGTTCCAGCGGTCTCCTGGGAGATCCTCCCCCCGTTCACCCCGATGACGAGTCCACCATCGGCAGCCGCGACGAGTCCGCCACTGCCCAGCACGAGCCCGCCACCTATCGTCACATTGGTCCCGTCGTCGCTGATGAGGGAGGCAGCCAGGCTGGCTCCGCTCGCCACCGACTTCGGGATGGCTCCGGTGGTAATGGCACTATTGCTCGCAAGCTGCCCCGAGCTGTCCGACCGGACCAGCCTGGACGGAACGACGGACCCGAGGCTGGGAAGGCTGGCGATTATGGTGGCCGGGACCACGAGCGCCACGTCCTTGGTCCCCGAATCGAAGCTGACCAGAACCCCCACTCCGTTGCTTCCGGAGAGCACCCCCGGGGCCGACCGGGTGAGTATGCCGAGGGTGCCCCAGGTCCCGAGCCCCACCTCCCACTTGGCCCCGGTCGGGTCGCTGATCGAGTAGTAGACGGTATCCCCGTTGGCGCAGACTGCACTGAACGGCTGGTACCCCCCGAGCGGGGCACCGGACAACGAGAATGGTCCGGTGCCGGTGGTGAAGGCGACTTCCCGGACCCTATCCTTGATTACCTGCGCCATCGTTACCTCTACAGTGAAGCCGGACTAGACGGCCTTGCCCTTCGTCTGGGTGGTGCCGTCATCGCTGACCGGCATCGTGCCCAGCGCGGTGGCGTCGTCGGTGCGGTACACGATCTGGCTGCTGCTGTTCTGGGTCACCCGTCCGAAGAACCTCTGGAGCAGCGACTGGATCTGCTTCCCGTAGCTCAGCAGGCTCGTGGGCGTGCTGGTGTTCTCTCCGGTGGGAACCATGTCCCACGGGTTCCCGCCGCTCACGCCACCGGACCCGAGGGTAACGGTGCCATAGGTCTCGATGACCAGGGTCGCGGGGCCGAACACCTCGCTGGCCGTAGCGTCCCGGATGGCCACCATGACCCGGCTCGCGGACAGCTCGGCTGCGGTGAGCGTGATCCTGTAATTGAAGCCACTGGCCGCGATCTGGGCAGGAGCGTTCGCGCAGTTGGCATCGACACCGCCGTCCTTGCTGATCGTGGCGTCCCCAATGGCAAACGGGCCACCTGTCCCGTTGTACAGGTCACCCAATGTGGACCCCGGGTCGTTCAGGGTGAAGTAGAAGTCCTGCTGGACTCCATAGGTCGCCTTGTGGTGAAAGACCTGTCCGGGAGCGTAAGCCATGTTACCTTCTCCTTCGTGATCTGACGACGACGCCGTACTCCCAAGGGAGCTGCGGCCGGGGAACTCCTCGGGTGATCCGGACGCGGGCCGAGCCACCCAATGCTAGCTGCCTGCGGGTCTGGGCACGGTACCCGCGCTCCTTCATCCGCTCCAGGCCCTCGTTCCAGCGAAGGAGGTAATGCTGCGACATCTCCAGGATCTGGCCCGGCCCGCGCCGCTCGTAGGCCCGAGCCAGGGCATAGTAAGAGACGATACGACAGGCCCAGTCCGGGATCTCGAACTCATCGGTATCGCTCGTTAGCTCGCCACCGATCCTGAAATACTCCACCTGGAACTTGGTGGGGTCATCGGTCGCGGGCGGCCACACCTTCCTGATTTTCCGGTAGCCGTCCCCGTCCACCAGGTACATGACGACGTTCCCGGTCTGTCGCTCAAAGGCAGGGGACAGGCTGGTCAGGTTGTCCTGGACATCGGAGTAGATCCGGTTGTCGTTCCAGGTAACGCGATCTAGCTTGGTGATCCCCTCCGGGAGGTCGTAGACGGGCTGGAACGCCACATCCGGAATCGGCTGCCGGTCCCACAGGCAGTCGGTGGTCCGGCAGAACAGGTCGTACCCGTCCTGGATGTACTGGTTCAGCTCGGAGTCGGTCCAGATGTAGACAGCGGGGTCCTGGTCGGACAGCTTGCTCCGCATCCGGGTCCGCACCGTGCCAAGGGTATCAATCATTACCCACCACCCAGTACGCGGGTCCGGCTCCCACCTTCCACCTGGCCCCCACTCGCCTTCCCGAACCGGAGTGCGTTGGCGATCTCCAGGTACCGGGTCCAGAACGGGATCGCCTTCTTCAGCTGCTTGTCCATGCAGAGTAGCTCATAGTTGGCGTACTCGACACAGCCCAGGTGGAACTCCCTGGAAAACACCGGCACGTCGGTGTCCTGCACCATCCGGTCCGGGACCGCAGCGAACTTCAGGAGAAGGTTCTCATCGTTACCCCGAGGGAAGAAGCCGAGCGTCCACGGCCCCCGGGCCACGATCATCTGGGGCTCGCCCTCCAGCGTCTGCCACCGGTAGTAGTACTCCACGTCCAGCCGGTCCGTGCTCTCCCAATCAAGCCAGCGCCCCGTTGTCAAGTTCTGAATTCGGACGATGTTGAGAAATTGTTCTTCCCGCTTGTATTCGTCATGCAAGTTGTAGTAGAGGGAGTCGTCCAGCGGGAACTGCCGCTCCACCTCGTAGCAAGCGGAGTGGATGCACAGGTCCTGGTAACCGTCGTTAATGCAGTCCTTCATCTCCTCCAGGGTCCAGCGAATGGGGACATCGGTCTCCTCCATTCGCCGGATCACCTCGTTCTGCATAGCCAGGAAGTTCATCAGTAACCGCCGTAGAAGCCCATGATCTCCTGCATGCTGGGACCGCTACCGCCCGAGAGCCCCCAGCCCCTGGCGTACGGATCGTTGGGAGTCCAGCCGTGAGCGATGCGCTGCTCCTCCGGAGTGAGGGTGGAGCCAGGCCCGGCCCCGAACGGATTCGGCCGCGTCGTGGGAGGTGGGACGAACATCGGCGGTCTCTGGGCCTTTGGCGTGGTGGGCAGGAGCGTGTTGAAACGGGAGTCCTGCCCCGTGTTGGGGAGGTAATCGACGGGAGCATCGCCAGGAGCGAGCGGGTTCCCGAACTGATCCACCGCACCGCCCGTGGCCGAGTCCGCTCCCACTCCGCTGCCGAACACCAGGTTCCCGTTCGGACCTACAGTGAGGTTACCTCCGGAGCCAGCTGCACCAGGAGTGAACTGGTTGTAGTAGATCGGATTGGTCGGGGGCACGGATGACGGGGGTGGGGTGGCGTGGTACGGGTTGGGTTGCCCCGCTCTCCGGTCGAGCCCGTACGGGTCGAGCGTGTTCGCACGAGCCTGGTTCCCAGCCTCCCAGTTGTTGTAGGCACGGGGGTCAAGTCTCCCCCCTCCGTGATAGAAACTTGCAAAGTTGTTCAGGTTGTCGTAGATGGCGATGTCGTTGAACAACCCAGCCAGGCCAGGACCCCGCTCCTTCGTTCCCAGGTACTGGGATGCTTGCCGCTCGGCATAGGGGTTGCCTGCGTTGGCCCCAGCGAAGACACCAGGGACCCCGGACAGTTCCAGCATGTATTTGTCGTTACCTGCATTGGCGTTACCGAACCTTGCACCGAGTAACGCATCCACCCCACCGCGAGCCGAATTGAGTAGATCCTGCCCAGCCAGTTGCAGGCTCCCGGGGGCGGGGCTCCCCGGCATGGGTCCTGCACCGATCATCCCGGGCATCGATGTCGCGGCGACGGTCCCGGGAGCTGTGGCAGACGGGCGAGCACCGAGGCCAGCCCCCAACCCCGGAACGGCGGCCACATCGTCTCGGGTGGACCCCGGCAACATCCGCCGCTGGTTGGCCACGGCACCCTGAAACAGAGGGGCCATGATTCCGTAATTACCCATTGCTACCCCCTTGACACGTACGCACTGATGTGGTAACGTCTCTTACTATGAAGCTGAAGAACGTCGTATTCGGGTTCGGAGTCGCCTGGTTTGTAACGGTCGTTTGGTTCTTCTTCTGGACCTTGTTCATGGGGGGTGCCGCTGGTGGCTCCCACGAGCTGGAGAGGGTCTTCGACGTGGTGGCCTTGCTCGGCGCGCCCGCCGTCTTCCTCGGCTGCTTCTGGAAGTACAGCCGATGATCCCCGCTGTCATCGCACAGGATCTCTGCTGGTTCCTGGTGGTCCTGGTGATTCGGGACCTGGCCCCCCGCAGGATGCGAGTGCTCTGCAACGTAATGCTCTGTTACATCGTTGTGGAGACTTTCCTCCACGTCCCGATGGAGAACGCGGTGGCTCACGCTGCACTGTCCTTGGGCTTCTGAGCCCATTCAGGGGTGATGAACTCGTGCAGCCGATCCTTCACCGAATCGAAGTGCTTCTGGGTGACCGGCTCGGGGGTCGGCAGGTGCCCGCACTGGACCCCGGTATCGGCGAATAGCTGGAACCCCAGCTCGGCCGCCTTCCGGCAGAAGAACAGGTCCTCGCTCACCTCCGCGTTGTACTCGAAGTGGGGCACGTCCATCTTCCGGATCATGGCCATGCTCGTGTACACGCAGCCGAAGCCGCAGCCGTCCACCGCGAGCACCACATCCTCGGGCCAGCTGGTGAGCCAGGTGAAGCCCGTCTTGTGGCGGGCTCCCACCAGGGGCCAGTACGGGGGCGACTTCTGGTAGTAAAAGCCCGTTACAAAGTCCTTGCCGTAACAGGCGATACGTACTGCATCTACGGGCAAAACGATGTCGCTGTCGCACCAGAAGATCCCATCTACCTGATCGGGGCTGTCCAGTGCCGACCGGACAACCTGGTTGCGAGCAACATCAAACTTCTGCTTCTCGGGGCACGCGGGGCCGACCCAGGTAACGCCGTTCCTCGTCGCCTTCATGATGGCAGCGAACTGCGAATTCCGGGCTGGGGCCTCCACCGGGCCGTAGGTGGGAGAAGCAAAGATCAGATTCACCGGGACTCCTTGCGATCCGGCTCCTTGCGAGACCCCCTGGCCGTCTCGACATCGGCTTCGGGGGGAGGGGGGGCGTCCGGGGTGTAGCCACGGACCACCCGAACGTCCCCGTCGCTCTGGAAGAACGTGAACCCGTCCACGGTCCCGTCCTCGTTGATTGCGGTCACCAGGATGAAACCCTCCTCCACCTCCTGGAGCCCCGTCTGGGCGAGGACCAGCTGGGCCTCGGCTTCCACCTCCTCCACCACCACCTTGCCGTGCTCGTTGTACCCGCGAACCTTCTTCTTGACCTTCTTCGTCGCTGCTGCCATAACTGCCTCCCTTCTGTTGTAACGTCGTTTACGGGAAGAAGTACTCCCGAGAGATCAGCGGGCATCCGGGCGGCACCAGCGACGCCCTGATCCGGACCATGCCGGGACCCAGCCGCTTCAGCGTGTAGTTGAACAGGTTGAGATCGTCCTGGCTGAACTCGATCCGGTCCGAGCCCTCGATCACGTCGATGTCCAGGTTCTGCCCGTGGACCGACGGTGCCGCCTGGGTGCCATCTTCCAGCAGCGGGGTAACGGTGCCGTACACCACGCACCCGACGGGCACCACGTTGGCGACTCGGGTCACGCACTCCACACTGTGTACGTCTCCGAACACGCCACCGGCCAGCCGCCGCACCGGGCAGCCGATAGCGAGCGCGGGGTCCGCCACCACCGGAGACGCATTGGTCGGGCTGCTGCCCTGCGTCTGGCCATTCACGAACGTGGTGTTCTTGTCGCCAAAGTCCAGGCAGGCTGGCAGCGACATCACAGCGAACAGCAGGACAAGACGCCTCATCGCAGCCTCCATTACCTGATCCTGGGCGGGTGACCGTCCGCACACAGGTCGTTCTGGGCAATCATCACGTACATCGTCGCTTCCGCCCCGACCCCCGCTTCCCGCAGAGCGTCCAGCACCTCGTTGTCGCTCTTGCCCATGCACATGAGAATCCTGGTCAGGTTCACGAGCACGGTGGAAGTACCGGAGACGGGCGCTGGTGCAGGGGCCACCACCGTCGTCGTCGTCACCACCGGGCGCGGCGGCTGCGGGGGATCGGCCCTGCTCTCGTGCCACAAGCCCGCGCTAAGGCCCTGGAGATGGAACGCACAGCCGGGGAGGCAAGCCAGGGTAACGACCAGTAGCCACCTCACGTCGTGTACCCACTCCTCGTCTCATCGAAGCCGCCGAGCATGCGGACGATCGTCACCCGCCACACCTTCGGCTTCAGCCAGTCGTACCAAAGTAGGTTGGTAGGTTTGTAGTTCAGGGACCCGCAGGGGCACATGAGCCCCTTCCGGATCTCGGCCTTCTCCTCCAGGATCGTGATGAGCCGGGCGCAGCGATGGCACCTGTAGAAGAAGTAATCCATGCTACCCATGACGATGGCGGTTCTCATATCCCCGTGCACCCCGCGCAAATCGGGATGCTCGCTCGCTTTCCGGTGAAGTGAGCCTCCCTGATCCCAGTGGCGTGGGGACCATTGTAGACCTCCCGAATCGTCTGGGTCCTCAAGTCCCCAAGAATCTCTTTCCCCTCGCCGTCGAAACAGCACAGCGACACCCGTCCGTCCCAGAGCACCATGATCTGGCCCAGAGCACGGGAGCATCCAGCAGTGGGGGTAATGCGTGGTAGGTAGGTCTCCCCGGCCCAGTTGCCTTCCTGGTGAAGGAAACCTTGCCCACCCTCCCGGAAGTCTCCCCACATCGCCATGAAGATTTCATTCTCGCCCATCTCGAAAAGGTCCTTCTCGCTAACGGCCTTTACCACCACCCGGTACTTCCCAATCGCGGTGGCGTACCTGATCTGCTCCACCACCTTGTCGAAGTCGGGCAGGCCCATGATAGCGAGTCGCTTCTCCGCTGAGACAGCATTGAGCGAAACGTACAAGTTGGTGAGTCCCGCGTCAGCCAGGGCGACGGCCTTGACGTTCGTCAGGTGGGTCCCTGCGGTGTAAACGTCGATTACCCACTCGGGGCACAGCTTCCTGGCGAAGGCGATACGCTCCTCCAGGTACTGGTCGATGAGAGGTTCTCCCAGACCCGTGAAGCACACCGAATTGATCTGGGGGATGGTCGCGGCCTCGGTCAGGATCTTCCGGCAAAGGTCCCGGTCCATGAAGCCCTTCGCCCGTCGCATCCTGGGATACTCGCAGAAGACGCAGCGAGCGTGGCAAACGGCGGAAGTCTCCAGCTGGAGCTGGATGCCCGGAATGGACCTACTCTGTGTTACTTCCACGTTACCTCGCAAAACGTCCCCGACTGGCTGGCGGGGAACGGTAACCAGCCAGCCGGGGACTCGCTTACGCGAGGTGGTTCAGAGAGCCCGGATGAAGCCCTTGACGAGGGCCGCAGCGGGCGTGGCAGCCGTGGCGACGGCGGCGGCGGCGACGATGAAACCGCTCTTACCGTCGCTGACTCCGGAACGGGCGAGGTGCCACTGCGCCGTGACGGGAACGAGGATGTCTCCCGCCGCGATGGCCTGGGAGGCGTCGTTCGTGACCAGGATGCTCTGGCAGTAGCCGTAGGTCTGGAACTTGCCGTACGCCTGATCGGCGATGTTCTCCGCTGCCACTCCCACGAACAGGGACAGCAGCGCGGCGAGGGGCTTCGTCACCCGGTTGCCGTCCACGAGTGTGGCGGTCGTGTCCAGCACGGCGGGGTACCCTGCGGTCATGGTGGCTCCCGAGGCGTTGTAGAACACCCCGAAGCCGCGCTCGGCTCGGTCACGGTTGATGGTGGGGAAGTACACTGGATTACCTCTTATCTCTAGCGCCCTGTGTGTTGGGTGAAAGCTGCCGGGCAAAGGCGTTACCCGGCAGCCTACTTTCGCTCTCTGCTGTCAGTCTAGGTGAGAACCGTGTCCTTCGGGATGTTGAACCCGATGCCGTGCTTGCGCCGGTTGCTGGTGCAGGCCGCCCCCAACCAGAGGATGTGGCTGGTCTTCGCGTCCTGGTTGACGGGCCGCTGGAACGGATCGCTGATGAAGTTGGTCTGCTTGTCGTACCGCATCTCCCAGAACTTCATGTTCAGGAAGAACAGGCACCCCTTGTTCGTGGTCATCGCGCCCGGCGTCGAGTAGTCGGCGATGAACTCGTCCCACATGATCGTGGACCCCTTGAACTTGATGTTCTCGAAGGGGATGTCGGCCTTGCCGTAATCGGGGTTACGGTGGTAGCTGGCCAGGTAGGTCTCGTACTGCTCGTAGGTGCCCTGGTCGCAGAGAGCGAAGTCGGGCGGTCCCCCGGGACCCTTGGAGCAGTTGTTGTAGAGGTTCGTGAGCGCCGTGCGGTACGCCGCATTCGTGGTGATGCCGGTGAAGCTCTTGAACTGGTTTCTCCACCAGGTGTAGGTGTTCTGGGCGATGTTGCCGTACGTGAGCGCCGCCGTGGGATCGGGGGTCACAGCCTTGCCCAGCGGATCGAAACCGGACGCGCCGTTCGCGGCCGACACGTAAGGGACGATAGGAGACCCGCCCGTGGGCAGGTTGCCCTGGAGCAGAGCCTTCCCGAACAGCTCCTGGATGCCCAGCTCGGCCTGCTCGATCTTGCTCTCCAGCAGGTCGATGATCTGGGCCTCGTTGCTGTTCTGGCGCTCCTCCTTGCGGCTGATGGAGATGGGCACCGCCATCTGCCGCCAGTCGTAGAAGGCGGACGTGATCCCGTCCATCGGCGTGGTGTCGAGCAGATCGTAGCCACTGTAGAAGTCGGCCCGACCCAGCTCGTACATCAAGGGAATCTGAATCCTCTCCCCGATGTTGTCCACACCCTTGTACCCACGCTCCCGCTTGTTCTTGAGCCACCAGAAGAATGCATTCCCGGTGGAGATGTTGTCCTCCAGCGTCTTCCTGTAATTGAACAGGGTGGTGGAGAGCAGAGCATCGTAATTGAGCGTCAAAGAAGAAGGACTCGGCACAGTCGGCTCCTATCAGGTAACGGTGGTTACTCCCACCGCTCGCCACGCTTCGCCGCTGCGAGGGATGCCCGTAGCTTGTCGCCTTTGGACATCTTCTCGAAACCGGACGGAGGGCCTGGCGTAACACGGGAACCCGGCGTACCGCTGCTGGGACGCTCACCACCTCTCGCCGTGGCCTCGACCAGACGGTCCACTGCGTCACCCGCCGCCTTCCCGGCCGCACGTTCCGCCGTGGCCAGGGTGTACAGATCGTCCAGGTACTTGCTTGCGTCGGCACCCGGAACGGGGCGGAACCGCTGCGCGACTTCCATCATCTTCTTCTCGTGCTGCTTGAAGTCGGGATGACGCTTCTCGAAGTCGGCCTGTACGACGGCAGCGGTCTCCTCGACACCACGAGCCTCCGTCATGGTGAGGCGTTGCTGGATCGGGCCAATCTGGGCCTGGGCAACCTGTCCCGCGATCTTCTCCACAACGGGCAGAAGCCGCTCGGCCAGGTCATCTCCCACGGCATTGGCCAATTCCGCACGCATCCCCTCACGAACGTCGGGTGCCTTGGGTTGGTCAGCTAGCCGGAGCCCAGCCTGCTGAGCCAGCCACTGGACCGTCCCCACAGGATCGGTTTGCAGTGCCTGGGCCAGCTGCTGAGCACCGGCCAGCTTCTGGGTTTTGGTGGTGAACCCCTTGTGAAGGTTCTTGTAGAGAGCCTTCAGTGCGGGGTCGGCCTTGATCCGGGCCAGCTCCTCGGGAGTGACCAGATCACCAGCGTCTTCGTCATCGGTATCGTCGGTTACGGCAGCGGCCGATACTGCACCCTCAGCCCCTTCCGCCGCAGGGGTAGGGGTATCGTCGCTGGCTCCCGTGTCGCCACCGGTCCCGCCGACTGGAGCCTCGTCTGCTCCGTCATCGGCTGCGGACGCGGGGGCTACTGGCGTTGCCATGCTTGTCTCCGTTCGTTAGTAGCCGCTGCGTCGGACGGTGCCCCTGACTGGGACCTTGGTCCGCCGCTTCGGCTTGAGCTGTGTCTTGAGTGAACCGGACTTGAGGTGTCCAGCTACGAGCGAGGTAAGGGAGGGTACCGGTGCCCGCTTCACAGCGTCACCCCTCCCCCAAACTCACCGTCGAAATCCTCCAGGTCGCGCTTCGCACGCTCCTGTGCTCGCATCAGGGCGGACATCACCTTGTCCGCAGCCCGATCGCGGTCGAACTTCTTGATCTCGGTATCCAGACGCTCCAGCTCGGCCTTCCGGCGCTTCTTCTCCTCCTTCTTCCAGGAGGAGTCCGGCCCGGGGCCACCGTGGGTGTACACGCTGAGCGTGACCCGCATCGGGTCCTTCTTCGCCTTGGTGTACGCCTCTTGCATCTTCACGCTGGCCATCAGAACTCCCGTCCGGGCATCCCGTTCCTCACGGGTGCGTAATCCAGGTGGGCCGCCTTCATCTCTCGCCTGCGCTCCGCAAGGGACGTGATGTACACCGGGTTACCATCATCCCTTACGTGCTCGTCCCAGTACGGCTTGAACTCACCGAGCATCCCGTGGATCTCGCCGCTGTGGTTATCGGGGTTACCCTTGCAGAAGGGCCACTGCCCGATCAATACCTCTTTACCACAGCCGAAGGGGCAAAGATCGCTCATGGGCGGACCCTAGCATAGGTGGTGTTACCATATCAAGAGGTATACCACTAGTTGGGAAGGCCAGCTCCCGCGTTGCCCGCCTGGAGCTGCTGGGCAATGTCGGTGTTGCCCGGCGTGGGACCCGGCCCGGCTGCTCCCGCTCCGGTCTGCTTCCCGCCGCCGACCCCCTTCGCCTGGGCCTGAGCCTGGGCCGCCATCGCAAGCTGCTGGAGCACCATCGCCATAGCCTGCTTGATCTCTTGCAGCTCCCTATCGCTCTTTACCCCGTAGAAGCCCATCGTCTTCTTCAGCATCACGTCGCTGGACATCAGGATCTGCATGAGGGTGGGATTGGCGAAGACACTCAGCACCTGGTTCCAATTCTGGCGCTTCTGGTCCTCGTTCATGGGCGAGAGGCTGTCCACGTCCACCGTCACATCGAAGTCGAACGAGCCGAGATCGGTGGCCTCGATCCGCTGCCAGATCGCCTGCACCTTTTGGGCCTCCTGCAATGCCTGCGGCCCGGACCAATCGACGTTTACCATGACGAACAGGGGCAGGGCCGCCTTCTCCCGCAGCAGGCTCAGCATCTGGAACATCCCGTCGCTGACCCACTCCCCGATCTCCTTGCGGCCGAAGCTGTCCCGGATCTTCGCGTTCACGTCGATGATGTTGGCCTGGGTGGCCGTGGTGGACTCGCTGATCCCCTGCTGCTCTCCCCCCACCCCGCTGATCCGCATGAAGTCGTCCTCTGTCTGACCGACTTCGTTCTGCACCGTGCTCCCGAGCGGCGCATCCTCCAACGCCTTCAGGGCATCCTGCCGAGCAACCTCGATCACCGTCATGTCCGGCCCGTTCTCCAGCTTGTCCAGCTCGGGGGCCTCGACGCCACCCTTCGTCATCATGTAACGACGCCTAGCTCGGCGGCGGTGCGTGCGCTGCGTGTTCCGGATCTCGTTCAGCTCCCGCTGCGGGCTGATCCAGTTGTAGACGGGGGGCAGCGGGTAGAAGCTGTCCAGCACCGGGTACGGGCGAATGAAGCTGAGGGGAAAAGTCTTGTATGGTTCCTTATATACAAAGAAGTCGGTGCCATCGGCCGGGAAAACGTGGCGCTCCTTGGTCCGCAGGTCCCACACCTTCCACACCTTCACCAGCCCGTAACGACGGTTACGCTCGTCCAGGCTGCCCCCCATCTCGACCTGGTACTTCTTGGAGACGTTGGCCCGGGTCTGGTACTCCTGGTCCTTGTTGTCCCAGCCCCGCGTGGCCTTGATGTCCTCGGGGTGCATCCACTCGAAGTAGCCGAGCCAATCGTTGTAGAGCACCTCGTTCTTGCTGACGGCAGGAGCCCGGAACTGGTGCGCGGGAATGCGACGGGACCAGACCTGCTCCGTAATCGGGATCTTCTCGGGCTGGATGACGGGATCGTCGTCATCGTCCAGGTAAGGATCGTTACTGTTCGGCTTCAGCAGCGGCTTGCCTCCGTTCGGGTTGTCCCCGATCTCGTTGCTGTAGCCCTGCTCCGTGACGCCGAATCGGTAGAAGGACTCCCGCAGCGACAGGTAGTGGCTGTCCTTCCAGCCCACAGCCCTACTGGTCATCAGCGTCTGACCAGTATCCTCCAGCAGCTTGCAGGTCTCCTCGGCCTGGCTCCCCAGGTCATCCGCCTTCGCCGGTCTCGGGGTAACGCGCAATTGCGGCGCTGCGTACAGGAAGCTGGGGATCTTCACCTCGATCGAGGGGAAGACGAGGTTGATGGTGTACAGGTCGTCGGGACCGTTGCCCATCTCCTCGTGCTGGTGCCCCAGGTAGAAGTCCTCCAGGATGTCGCAATCGAAGTCCTTCTCCCACTCACCGTACGCCTTGTCGGCGGATTCGGTGTGGCCCTTCCACATCTTCAGGGCATCCTCGCGCTCCTCGGGGGGGTCGGACTTCTTCTTGACTGGAGTCTTCTTCGCCATCAGTAGCCTCGTGAGCGGGTGCCACCCGCCAAAGTGCGAACCCTACGCTGCAACTGCTTCGCTCCACCGCGACGGTGGAACTCTAGCACCCTTTGCCGGGTCGCCTCGAAGGTATTGTGATGAACCCTGGCCTGCAAGATGCCCGCAACGGGAGGCCGAGACGCCACGAAGTAACGCACGACATCATAAGCGTGATCGGTCACGGTCTCATCCCGCTCGTCGGAGTAAACGGGCTTACCCATCTCGGTCCCGACCTTCAGCCGCATCTGGGAACCGGTCTGCTTCCAAGTGAAGTCACACCCAAATGGGTGCTCAACGGACTTCATGATGAAGAAAAGCCGGGGCGAGCCCTTCTGCTTGGTAATGGGATGTACCCGGTCGGGGTCCACGCGGAGGTACTCGTTGATACGACCACGGGTCACCAGCTCGTTGTTGTCGGCAGGCTCCCAGTAGATCATCGACTCCGTGGTCCCGAGCGTCGGGTCCAGGTAATCGTCGGCGATGGACCACTTCCCACCGTACTTTTGCTGGGTTTTCACGAAGATACTGGGGTCGGCCAGGTTGAAGACGTAACCCTCGGTACCGGACAGGGCCTTGATCTCCGCACGATGGTAGGAGATGAGCTGGTCAGGCTTGTAGTACTCCCGGAAAAGGAAGATGTTGCCCTCCTTGTCCACTGCCCACCAGGCGCAGCACGTCGGGGCCGTATCACCGTGGTCCAGGGTCCGGTGCAGGGTACAGGACCGGATCAAATGAGCTACCAAATCACGGGTCCCGGGAATCTTGCTCAGCTCGGTGGGGTTGTGAATTAGGCCCTCGGGGATGCCCCACGTCCCGTGGACGTACCGGTTGATGAAACTCTTGTCCTGGGTGAGCAGCTCCTTCCGGTTCTGCTGGGTGAGGAACTTGTTGGTCAGGCTACTCATCGTTACCATCTTGTAGCCTTCGAGCTGGTAACTGGTCTTACCGCCTTGACCATCCTCCCGAAGCTGGGAAAACTCCTCAGAATCGGGGTGAAAACGCCGGTAGATCCAGTGCTGCTTCGTGTCCGGGTTGCAGGCGAGCATGGCGAAGGTCGGGGGGATCGGCCGACCCTTGGTATTGAGCCATTCCCACTTTCTACCGGAGTTTACCTCGCGCTGGATGATGTGATCGGGCACTTCGGCCCCGTCCCACCTGCCTAATCGGGATTTTAGCTTGTCGAAGATTTCTTCTTCGATTTCCTCGGCCTGATCGATGAAAAACCAGTTGATTTCCAGCCCTTTTATGACATTTGCCACGTCGGGGTCGTCCAAATGCATGAAAAGTACCTCAGAACCGTTGTTCAATCTTAGGTACTTCTCACTGTCGGCTCTACGACCCCCGAAAAGGTAAGCTGAGCTAGGTAACACCTTATAGAAGGTGGCCATCGTCGTCTTTTGCAGCTCGGTGAAGACTTTCCGGACAATCACACCACGATTTCGGGGGAAACAGTCGCTCAGCAGGATGCCCTTCATCACCATCGCCCAGGTTTTGCTCGCGCCGAACCCCCCGGACGCGCAAACCGGCGCGGGACCGTACTCGAACACTTCTTTTTGCTCGGGCGAGGCCCATTCCAGGACCTCCGTTTCGGGGCGCGTGTAAACGTGTCTTACCTGACCTATCCTCGGCATCGCGTGCTCCGGGGGCTTGTGCTTCTGAACTGAGACATGGAACCCTGGAATGAGGGTACTACTACTGGTAGTGGCACAGCCCTGGACCCTATACTAAATAATGATACTTGACAAGTCCCGAAAAAGGTGGTACCCTCAGCCACCCGGCGCGTGAGGGCACTACCTATAGGGAACCTGCCCCTTCGGGGCATGTTCCCCTGAAGGCTGGGGGGGTGTGGGGGGGTGATCGATGAGGTAACCCGAGCCGACCCGGGGGAAAACCGGCGCAGGGGTCCTCCCCCCGGGTCCTTTTCTGGAATGAGCCCCCTTTTCTGGAAAGAGTAACGATCATTACCCCTGCTTGGGGTAAGGGAGGGTACCCCCAGCCCCCCTTTTCTGGAAAGAGTAACAGCCATTACATCGCTTCGGGTTGTGGTATGAGGGTAATGCTCTCATACCAGAGGCAGAAGCAGATCCCGAAAAGGGGTAACAGGCGTTACCGTACCCCCATTTAGGGCACTGGGTCCTCCAGTGTTTCCACAGACCACGAGCGGGACCTGTCGCGCGTTACCTCGCCCAGAGGCCGGGGAGCTGTCTGCTGTTCAGGGGGTCCCTTATCCTGCGCCGGGGGACCCTGGTTTGGGGGGGTGCCGGGGGGGTCTGGGTAGGTATACAAAGAACTATACTAACTGGTCATAACCACCCGACCGATCGGTAGCCTACCGAACGGTTGGTAACCTACCGGGTGGTCGGTAGCCTACCGACTGGTAGGTAGTACAGAGAGCAAGGCGCGCGTGCATCGCCCATACCCTAGCGTCATGCGTTACCCCTCCTGCCCCCTGCCCCCCTGGTGACAGGCGAGGTAACGTGGCACACTGATTGCATGCAGTATCCAAGCCTTCAAATGACGGTACGGTAATTGCAGTTACCTCCCATCATATCTATACACGCTCCCGACCCGACGCGGGCGCAATCCCCGTAAGTTACTGATCCTTACCAAAAAGGTAATTCCCGTTTAAGGGCCCTGGAAGGCTCGTGGTGAAGACTTGTCCCAAACCCTAGCCCGAGGTATCACCCGTTACCGTAGCGTTGAACCTAGCCAATTTCACGAAAATGGGATTATCTACACTTACGGGGGGTAAAGCGAAAGGATAGTGTAATGACTTATACCCCCGATCCAATTACCCGTAACGCGCGTTACAAGCAATTGGAATAATAGCCTGTACTTTCTACTTGACAGGCGGCGGCCGAATGCCTACATTGGTTAGGTAACGTGCATTACCGCACGATAAGAAAGAGGGTTAGGACAAATGGCACACGATATCGAGACGATGGCTTACACGGCGGATGTCCCATGGCACGGGCTAGGCGTCCGCATGACGGATGCAGCGCTCACGTCCACCGACGAAATGATCCGCCAGTCGGGCCTTGACTGGACGGTTTCCAAGGTGCCCCTGGTGACCGCCGACCGGCAGGATGTAACGGAGGCTTACGCAACCCGTCGTGACTCAGACGGTCGCATCCTGGGAACGGTCGGCCCCGCGTACACGGTCCGCCAGAATCGGGAAAACCTCGATTGGTTCAACCCGTTCCTGGAGTCGGGCGAGGTAACCTATCATACGGCCGGGAGCCTCGCGGGAGGCTCGCGGACGTGGGTCCTCGCTCAGATTGGCAGCAAGGGTAATGCCATGATGGAGATTCGCCCGGGTGACAAGGTTGTCAAGTTTCTCCTGTTCGCGTCCTCCCACGACGCTAGCATGGCGCACAATGGCGGGCTCACCCCCGTGCGCGTGGTTTGCCGCAACACCCTGTCAATGGCGCTGGCCGATCGGAGCATGTTTAAGGTCAAGCACACGGCCAGCGCGGGCGCGCGTCTCACGGCCGTGCGCGAGTCTCTCGCAAAGGCTAACGAGGCTTTCACCAAAACGGCCGAGGTGTACCGTTTGCTAGCTAAGGCGAGCATCGATCGTGAGGGTATCGAGGCTTACGCTAAGGCGGTCTACCAGGTAACCGACGAAACCCCCGTGGCCGAGTCTGCCACGGCGGCCCGTTTCGGAAACATCATCGGACAGGACACCGCAAAGAGCGTTTCCGGGCGCATGGCGGGCATTCTGGCCGACGTGGTAACGAAGGCTCAGCGCGGGCGCGGCAACACGGGCGCGTCGTTCTGGGACGCCTATAACGGTGTCACGGAGCGTATCTCCTGGGGCACGGATGACAGCAAGGTCTCGGCCGACAAGCGCATGAATTCGGCGTGGTTTGGCAGCGGGGCGGACGTGAACGCGCGGGCTCTCCGCGTGGCGATGCAGACGGTCGCGGCGGTCGCATAGCAGGCTAGTCCCAGGGGGGGCAGTCACCCTGCCCCCCTTGTGGCGAGTCTACTAACAGGCTCGGGTAACGGAGAGTACAAATGGATAAGCCTACCGTGGCCACGTTCAAACGTGGAGACCGCGTACGCTTCGAGGACAGAGACTCACTCATCGCGGGCACCTTCGTGCGCTACATGGGGACCGCTAGCGCCATCATTCGCGCTAACGGGACCGACTACACTTTCGCGGTTCCCGTGGCCGACCTGTCGTTTATGTTTCCCACGTTGGAGCCTCGCGCGTGCCTTGGTTGCGGCAAGCCTTTCACCCCGGCCGATAGCAACGAGACCGCGTGCTCTCGTGCTTGCGTGCGCGCCTACGTCATTCGCGGGGGCCGCCGATGACTTGCCACGACTGCAAAGCCGGTATCCCGCCGACCCCCCCGGGGCACACTGGGGGCACAGGCTACGCGCGTCTCCGTGAGCCTGCCGATGCTACCGTCTGTTACCCGTGCGCGGACGTGCGCGAGCGGGCGGACGTGGACGCGCTACCCCCCGGGGGTAAGACTGTCCTCTATCTCCGTGGGCCAGCGGGCACGAATCTCACGGTCCCCTATAGCCTCACGTCCTGGACGGGGGGTGAGGTGCTGACTGTCTGGCGTGTGCGTACGGCCCGCGTCGGGCGTGCCTTCGGCTGGCAGCGCGCCCCGTTCCGCTACTACTTCCGCGCGGTCTCGCCCCGGACGGGAGCCCGCTACTATGGCACCTCGCCCGGACCCGGGATGTATGCGCGCGTTACCCGATGTAAGTAGCCTTACCCGTTGGCCTAACCGGACCCGTGAGTCAGGTATTGACTCATAGGTCCCATTAGGGTAACGTGCCGTTACCTGTGATGGAGGTATGTCATGATTGCTAGCAAGGTCTCTGCCGAGGTCCTACTGTCCGCTGCTCGTGAGGTCGGGGTATCGCTCGATATCCGCTCACTGTCCGCCATGCGCCACCGTGTCAAGGTGAACCCCGACCGGGGTAGCAACCCCGATGCCTTCACCCCCAAGGGAAACCGCCGCGCGGGCGAGGCTGGGGACCTGCGGTATCAGCGCACGTCCGCCAATGCGACACGCGACACGAGTCGGGTAAACGCCGTTTGCTGGCACGGGTTCCGTGACTTCTTCCGCGCGGTCTACCGCCGCAACCCCGATGCTGTCTTCACCACGGCGATGGCCAAATGGGCAGGCTCGGAGCATTTCGAGGCCAACTTTCCAGCCTCTGGCATGCGTAACGTTGGGTCGGCCTACATGCCGATGATGGCGGCCGAGGTGTGCCGATGCCCGGAGTCGGGCTGGGCACGTTAGAGGGTTGCTCTATCCGGCCCGTGCTCTGCATGGGTCGCATTAGGGTAACTGTCTATAGGAGGATAGAAAGTCATGGATAAGCAATTCGACTCTAGCATTGTCATTGGTGGGGAGGACGGGGCACGCGAAGTGCTTGCTGCATTCCTGGAACGGTCGGCCGCATTCCGTTTCGAGCCTTTACCGGACGACAACTACTGTTTCCACTACAACACAGAGCACGCGTCCGCTATCGAGCCTTTCGCGTCGTGGTTTCCCGTTCTGCCACCCATTGAAGGGTAACGGAGGATAGAATGGAACAGGGTAGCGCAGTATCGTATCGGGTATTCGTCCGGAATTGGTACCGCTGGCAGGGTAGCCAGTTCGTGGGGGGTTTCCGTAGTTTGGTGCCTAACTCCGGGGGCAGGAAAACCACCCTTGCCCGGGGTTGCACGGAGGCCGAGGCTCGCTCCATCTGTGAGCGGTACGCTGCCACGCATCGCCCCGGCCCCCTGTCCCGTAAGGCAGAATACGAGAGGGAGTAGCCAATGAGACTGAATCAACGTTCAGCGGTCGGGACCCGTGCCTATGGTGAGTTACGTCCGGGGGATTGGCGCGTCGTGTGCGCTACCTGCGACGCGGGAGGTACTATCAGTTACAAGACACGGAGCGAGGCTGGGCAGGCTGCTACCACCAATTCGGCACGTCCGTGCCAATCCTGTGGAGCAAGGTGAATACGAAAGGGAGTAGGCCAATGGAGAATGCAACGGAGAAGCACGGATCGTGTTGGTTCGTGGTCCTGCACTGCGCCAGTGCGGAGGATGCCGCTATCGCGGCAGCGCGTGTCAAGATCGATGTAACGTTCCGTACAGGACCGCCCCGCATCCTCCGTGCTGGGGAGAAGCTAGGCAAGAGAGGGGAATGCTACTGATGCGAACCGTCTGCATTGAATGCTCCTGTGAACGTCCTGAGTACAATTGCTGGGAGTGCAAGGAGGACGTGTGCCTAGCCCACGTTGCGAAGCACACGATCCGGCATTGGGAGGAGGAGCGACAGGACCCGTCAACCATCTATTCGTCTGAGGGTGAGGAGGAGTAAGTCATGTTACCCGCAATCGGTCTAGTCGTGCTGGCAGCGGCCAGCCCCACGCAACGTTTCGAGAACTACGTACAGGCATGGAGCCTTCGGGTTGGGGTCCCTTGGGGACAGCTGCGGACCCCCAGCGACTTCCCCCGAGTCTTCACCAGTGAGCACATGATCCCGGCCGGGTTCGCCCGCAACACGATCGCCCAGACGGAGCCTGACAGCAACGTCGCGGGCCGGGCTCAGATCAGGGTGGACCCTCGCCGGATAGGCAAGGCGGACAATCAGGAGCTATCCCGGTGGGCACTCCACGAGGTGTGCCATGTCCGACTTGGGCATCAAGTGTTTAGGTTCAACGTTCACGATGCTCCGGAATTGGATGCTCAACACAAGGCATGCATGGCCAATGCGGTAACGTCCGCTAGGGCAGACGCGCATCAGCCTGTGAAGAAGGGGCGGGGGTGGAAGAAATGGCTGATCCTGGCCGCAATAGTGCTCATCTGAGCGACATTCGGGGCAAGGTGCTGGAGCGCCGCAGGCTGGTGGAGACCGCCATTCAAGCCTTTGATCGGGGTCCCGTGCTCCGGGCCGCCGTGAAGCTGGCCGGGGCTTTGGACGCTTACCTCCAGGACGGGGTTTGCCTGGACAACGGGCGGGGCTCTGTGTGCTATGGTACCTGCCCCGTGTGTAAGGAGTGATACCTGTGAAGTCCTTTTCGGGATTGGCTCCTGAGGGTGGACTTATTTGGGGTTTACTCCTGTTTCTGGTTCTCTTGTGGTTGCATTCTATTGGAGGTTACACAGTGATTTGGGTGATGGGTTCCTTGGTCTGGCTGGTGCTCCGCATTGCCATTGGTTCGGGAGGTGTTACCAGGAGGTGAGAGGGGCTCCCTTTTGGGGTTGACAGGTGCAAGGAGGGTGTAGTAGGGTGTCACCCGGTCCTGTTATCTAGTACAGGAAACAGAATCCGGAATGGAGCCTTTAGCCCCGTGAAACCTGAATCAGAGCCTCGATCCACAAGCCCCGACTCCAGCCCTCAATCCAGAAGCCTCAGTCCTCAATCCAGAAGCACAAGCCCCGGCCGCGCACGCGAGGCCGACCCCGCGCCGCTGAAGCCGGGCAGCTGGGACGGGTCCCGTGTGGTGAAGGCCACCTTGCCCCGATTGCAAGAGATCCTGGAGGCGCAGGGGCTGACCAATGGCGATGTCGCGCGGGGCACCCAGATTGCCCACGCCCAGATCAGCCGGATCTTTTCCGGGAAGCAGGGCATGAGCCTGACCAGTGCGCTCCGGATTGCGGGGTTCCTGGGGGTAACGGTCGAAAGGTTGGCCAGCATCCTGAAGGCAGGGAGCAACCTGGGCAAGCGTCTGAAGAAGAAGGCAGGGAAGGAGGCTCGTCGTTCGGGTACCGGAGGTTACCCAAAGTGAGTGAGCCTCGGCCCCGTATGCGAGTAACCAACTGCCTGAAGCCCGTGCGGGTCAAGTTCGTCTGCTGCCAATGTGGCCTGGAGATCGAGCAGGGTGAGCATGTATTCTGGAAGCACGAGCGTTGCCGTGACACGGACGGCAAGGTGCGCGTGGAGTTCGTGACCGACAACCTGGAGGGCGTGTAATTGCCGATACCCCAAATGGAGCACTTCAACCTGGAGATCGCCGAGGTTCCCGACCCGCGCCGCAAGGACGGGAGCCACTGTGTGGCCTTCACCCTGGCCACGAAGACGCGGAAGATGACCGTTGCGATTGAGCCCCACGAGATGGACCAGCTGGGCGTGTCGCTGATCGCTGCCGCTGCCGTGATTCGGGAGCGTGTGGGCAGGTTGCTGGCCACCGGGGAGGACCGGACGCTGTTCGTTCCGGGCCACTGATGGCCGACGAGATCAAGTTGGTCAGTGAGAACCCGGTCAAGATCGTCCACGTCGTCCAGCGCACGCGCGTGGTGGAATATCGCGTTACCACGAAGCTATGGGTCTATACCATCCGCTACTGGATCGAGAGCAGTCCGGAGCACGGGGGCGTGGCCAGTGGGCAGGAAGCGCGGGAGCTGGTGGAGAAAGCCGAGAACGATGTGAAGCACTGGTACCCGATGCCCAGCACGCTCAGCCTGGCCGAGCACCTGATCGAGAAGGTGTCCTGTGCGAACAGCATCGAGGTTTGTTACCACGCAGGTAACGGGGTAACGATCCATAGGGACTGGCCATGAAGTGGGTCCTGTTCGGGGCGGCTGAGCTGGTGGTCCTATTCCTCGTTACCCTGGCCATCGTGTGGGGTACCCAGCGGAGGAAGAAGCCGTGACCCGCAGCGAGGTGCTGTACGGGCTCCAGCGCAAGGGGGTCAGGCTGGTGGCCGAGGACGCGGAATTCCTGTGGGAGTGTGACCGTGCTGAAGCTGCGGCGTTGGTACAAGCTAACTCCGGAGGAGAGACGCAGCTGCATCGATCAGGCGCGCACTCTGTTCCAGGAGGGGAAGGGGCTGGAGACTGTCCTCCGGGCGCTAGCTCTGGACCCATTGGACCGCTCGCGGGTTTCGGGGCTCGGGTCTACGCCTCCCCCCGCGAAGCCCCCAGCTACGGACACCTCAACCCCCCCGGCCGCAAAGTCCCCACGTCGTAGGAGAGACCCCGCTGGCCATGCTGCCATCCTGCGGGACGAAGCCGACGACTACCAGGAGAGCCTACGGGAGCTGTTGCCTCCGGGAGCCAGGGCTCAGCTGCTGGTGGAAGCCGCGACGAGCGCGAACCCCCTCATGCGGGCCGGTGCCATCAAGCGCATCGATGAGATCCTGAATGCCGATTCAGGGGGCGGGCAAGCGGTACCGCTCTTTACCCTGCCTGCGGACACTCGGCTGGGATTCGCTCCTGTGGTGAGCCAGGGCCAGCACGACGTGGAAGCTGAGAAGGCTCGTGTGTGCAAGGTAATCCAGCGTTACTGGCTGGCCAGTGAGGACGACGAGGAGTCGGCCCGTTGGCAGGCGTGCCTGGCCGAGGTAATCGGTGACTGATCCCGGGCCGGGCTGGACCTGGCCGATGAGGGAGCAAGTGCTGTTCTTTGGGCCGATGCTGCTGCTGCTGGCGTACGTGATCTGGGATGTGTGGATGGTCCTGCACTTCCTGAGCTACTACAAGCAGCGCCCCGACTGGTGGAAGGTGTACCCGAGGTGGGACCGATGAGCAAAGGGAAGTTCACTGTCTACACGGTACTGGACGGTGCCGCAATCGAGGTGCTCCGGACCGACTCCGCGTCACGGGCCGAGGGGTATCTCGCCGGTGAGTGGAAGAAGCACAAGGGAGTGAAGCACAGGCACCACGGCGTGATCTTCACGGACAATCCCGATGCTGGCGACATCAGCCCGATGGACCTGGCCGACCTGCGGTGCGACGAGAAGGCTGGGGACATCGTGCGTCGGTTGCTGCTCGGGGCCACAGCATTCCTGGTAACGCTCGTTTACTGGGGACTCAGGCTGAGAGCATGCCGGTGATGCTGGACGAGGATGACCCCCTGTGGGAACGCCTCCACGATGAGCCCGAGCCGATGTGGGTTAGGCGAAAGGCTGCAATTGAGCACCAGGACGAGCTACGACGCCGGTCCTGGTGGCGGCGGCTGCTCCACTGGTTCGTCTTTCGCTGGTGCCCCGAGTGCATCGATTGGGACGAGCGCCCGTGACGGACAAGCTGGTTAACGCGAAGGCCGAGGAGCAGCGGGAGCGTGACCAGCAGGAGCGGATCTATCGTCGGGAGCTGTGGCGGTACCGGTGGCGGGTGTTCTTCGTGTTCCTGCCGTGGGGCATGCTGGTCATCGCGTGCCTGGTCACGGGCGTCCTCGCTCTGCTCGCGCTCCACGAGGGGACGCTTCCCATGATCCCGACCAAGGTGCCGATGGCTCAACCGAGGCGACGGTGACGGAAGTACTATGAGTCCGTTTCGGGAGGGAGTAACGTATGGCTCATCGCAGTTGCCGGACAGTTGTAGTCGTGAACCCCTGCTGCCACGGCGAGTCCGTGGAGTGTGCGCTACCAGTGATTCGTCTTTCGCTCGGGCAGATTACCTTCTGGCCCGAGTATGGGAGTAAGAGCATGGCCGAGATGACAGAATCCTCTCCGGGACTCGAAGCGCATGTAACGTTCTTCAAGGCCGACGGGGTAACGCCCGCCAAGATCGACGGGAAGCCTCGTTGGGGCCTCACGTCCTCGCCCGCAGGTAACGCGGTCGGCATCCTCAAGGTGGACGACGCGGACCCGTTCCACGCGACGATCACCCCCGCGCCGATGGGTGACGACGTGGAAGGCTCCGCACACTCCTGCGATCTCAAGGTCGAAGGCGACGGGGACCTGGACGCGGGCGAGGAACGGCTGGTGGTCGCCACCACCGTCATCACCGTCGTGCGTGACGAGGCGCAGACGGCGGGCATCGTGCTGACCCCCTCGGGTGCGGCCACCGGTACGCCTCCGACCATCGACAACTCGCTGCCTTCGTTGCCGGGCGATGGGTCGAGGCCGGACAACTCGCTGCCGAGCGGTGGCGCGGGCATCGACAACACGCTGCCCGGGTCGGGTTGGAAGCCCGGTGACCCGAGACCGGACAACACCCTGCCCGGTTCGGGTGCGCGGCCGGACAACTCGTTGCCGGGTTCCCAGCCGGGCGTGGACAACACGCTGCCCGGTTCGGGCGCTCGTCCCGACAACACGTTGCCGGACGCTCCGTCCCCAAAAGACCGAAGGTAGCATCGAAGGCATCCGTGTCCGTGCTCAGGCACAGTGCCTCGTACGCTACCAAGCGGAAGAAGTAGATCCCATTGCCTGGTGGCGCATGACAGCACCCAGTTGTCATGCGCCACTGGCAAGTTGAAGTAATGCCACGTTACATCCGAGACTGTCTGCCTGGGGACGTAGTGCGCGTCGTGGGCACCGAGCTGCGTGCCCAGGTAGTGCGGATTACCCCCTGCCGGGCTCACGTCAAGATGTCCCGAGGGACCACGCGGGTGACCTTCGGGGGACGGGACTTCGTTGCCAGCCAGAACACCTTCATGGACTGGAGCCCCGGGACCCGGGTGCTGCGCCTGGAGCGGGGTAAGCGCCCGATACCGTTTTGGCCCCTGGTTGACGTAACGAGCGATAGTGTGGTAATGTCTCGTACCGTCAGGCTGTGGCCACCTATCGTGGCTTACTGGCCTCCGGTGGAGGACTAGATCATGGCGATGTCCCTGAGTGTGAAGAAGCAGACGGACCCGGACGACAGCCCGCTGCCCACGAAGCCCGCACCCCCGAAGGCGAAGATGAGGGTGGTTCCGGCCGCAGTGAAGGCCCTTCAGCGGAAGGTGGCCGAGGCCCGCGAGGAGGGCAAGCCTGTCCGGAAGAAGGCGAAGCGGCGCGCGATCCGTGAGGCTGCGATCAAGAAGCGGAAGCACGAGCGCGTGCTGAAGCGGGTGGCTCCACTCTCCGAGGCCAAGCAGCGTTTCATCCCGCTCTGCGCGTGCGGGTCCTGCAACGAGCCGGTCCAGAACCTGAACCGGAAGTTCCTGCGCGGGCATTACGGTCGTTACATCGGTTCCCTCAAGATGGTGGTGAACGGGGACCTGGCCTGGGACGAGCTGCCCGAGCCCGTGCGACGTAGCCTGAAGACGACGGCTGCGCTGAAGGCCGTGGTGGATGCCCACGACACGAAGGTGCAGGCGACGAAGAAGAAGGGTGGCAGCAAGAAGACGAAGTGGCTCCACAAGCGAAACGAGAAGGCCGCCCGTCTGAACAAGGAGCGGGCCGCCCGCCGCGCAGCGAAGAAGCAGTGACCCTGTGGCCCGGCACGACTGGATGAAGGAGGCGGCCTGGCTCGCGGAAGCGGGCCGCATCGTCCTGCTCATCCTGCTCGCTGCCGGGCTTCTTTTGCCTGGGGGCTGCGTGCTCCTGTGGCTGTGGAGGAGGAAGTGAAGCCGCAGCACCTGGGGCTCCCGCCCCGATTCGTGGACTGGAGACACAACCAGCTGGATGCACTGATTTGGGCCGCCGAGCAGGACAGCCGTTTCGTGGTCCTGAACATGCCCACGGGCAGCGGCAAGAGCCTGGTCTACATGGCCCTGGCTGCGCTGGCCGAGCCCGACCGAGTATGCGTGCTTACATCGGCCCGTGGACTCCAGGACCAATTAGCCCACACCCGGAGCGGCGACTTCCGGGAGATGGTGGTGGACGTGCGGGGTCAGAGCAATTACCTCTGCGAGCTGGAGGCCCCGAATCCGGTCACGGTGGAGCAGGGCATCTGCCACCTGGGTGTCCAGTGTCTGCTGAAGCATCATGGCTGCCACTACTATGATGCGTTACGTCGGGCCAAGTACGCCCGGGTGGTGGTAACCAACTATAGTTTCTGGCTGCATGCCCAGGAG